TAGGATGTAATGATACCTTGAAGTGGGAGTCACCATTTGGATTAGAGATTCAACAACACATTCACGAGTCCGTACAGATTGGATTGTATTCTGTGTTGGGCATGGAAAAGACGACGCTTAATTACAGGAAAGAAAAAGATAATGTTGATCCTAAGAAGCAAGCTAAAGCAGTGGTTGCCAACTACATACACAGCATCGACGCAAGTGTAGTACATTTTTTAGCTTGCAAAGCTGATTACGATGTCACAACTATACATGACTGCTTTGCTACTCAAAGCCCACACGCACCGAAGATGCACAAAGAATTAAGAGAGATATACCACCAGATATTTAACCAAGACCTCACTGAAAAGTTCAAGGGTGAGTTATTGAAACAAACTGAGAACACCGAAGTTGCAGACAGCTTTGAACTTGGCACACTAGATGTGTCAGCAATTAACGACTGCCACTACATGTTCTCTTAATATATAATAATAAAAAAAGGAGAGAGACAATGGCGATAAAAGCTAGAACAAAACATCCACAGATCGTGACACCAGTTGGTACTGCAAAGTATCCACATGTTAACACACCTAACACTAGGTTTAATGACCAAGGTGATTACAGCTGTGACATAATAATAACCAAGGAAGAAGCAGATGCTTTGAACCTACAACTTCAGCCTTTATTTGATGCTGAGTATCACGCAAAGCTAGAGGAGTTAGGAAAGCAAAAGCTAAAGTTATCTGACCCACCTGTCCGTGAGGATGACGATGGTAATTGGGTGGTCAAAGCTAAGTTAAAGAATGTACTTGCTGGTGTGTATAAGGATGGAAACCCAAGACCTGCAAAGTCTATTGCTCTGTATGATTCACAAGGTAAGCCATTAAAGGATACATTGGTACGAGGTGGATCAAAGGTTAAGTTATCAGTGCGTCCGAGTTTTTGGTATGTTGCTTCAACAGGTTTTGGAATGAGCCTTGATTTGTTGGCAGTACAAGTCATCGAGTTAGGAGATGGTGGTTTGAGTGACAGGGCAGCTGAAAGCTTTGGGTTTACTGAAGTTGAAGGCGGCTATGTTAACGGAGGTGAATCACTTGAGGGAGCACTCGATGCCGAAGAGGAAGAAGAAGATATCATCAAGGCAGACTTTTAGGTCTGGATTTGAAGAGAGAATAGCAAACCAACTTAAAAGGTGTGGTGTCTGCTACTCTTACGAATCGTTAGTCATTGAGTACAAGAGACTGAGTACCTACACTCCTGACTTTATACTGCCTAATGGAATCATTATTGAGACCAAGGGTAGATGGGTTACTGAGGATAGGACTAAGCACTTGTTAATTCGTGAGCAGCATCCTGAGTTAGATGTCAGGTTAGTGTTTATGAATGCTTATAACAAACTTCGTAAGGGTAGCAAGACTACCTACGCACAATGGTGTGAGAAGAAAGGAATATTATATGCACACAAACAAATACCAAAGTCATGGCTTTCACAAGAACGCATCAGCAATGTAATAAATGTGGATCGAGTGACGCTGTCGGAGTCAACGCAGACGGAAGCACAATGTGTTTCAGCTGCAATACATACAGTCGAGGCAGACAACCAAAAGAAACAAAAACAATAATGACCGAAACTAATTTTATACATGGAAAACCACAAGAAATAGCTAGAAGAAATATAACAAAAGAAACCTGTCAAAAGTGGGGCTATCATATAGGCAACCACAATGGCGAACCAGTACACATTGCCAACTACAAATCTAGGAACGGCACACTTGTAGCACAGAAGCTGCGGTTTGCTAATAAGACTTTTTCTATCAAAGGAGAGCTGTATGGATTATATGGACAGCACCTTTGGAGTAGTGGTGGACGGAGAGTGGTAGTGTGTGAAGGTGAGATTGACGCACTATCCATAAGCCAAGCATTCGGTAACAAGTGGGCAGTAGTATCTGTACCTAACGGTGCAGGAGGAGCAAAGAAATATGTATCACAAGCTATCGACTGGTTGGAATCCTTTGAGAAAGTAATCTTCTGCTTTGATAATGATGATCCAGGAAGGAACGGAGCTACAGAATGTGCATCGTTGTTAACACCTGGTAAAGCACACATCGCAGAGTTACCTCTTAAAGATGCTAATGATATGTTAGTAGCAAAGCGTAGCGAGGAGTTGGTGAATTGTCTGTGGCAAGCTAGAGAGTACAGACCTGATGGGATAGTAGGAGGAGAAGAGATATGGGAGGCGGTAATAAAGGAAGATACTTCAGAGTGTCAACCTTATCCCTATGCTTCTTTGAATGGGATGACGCACGGTCTGAGGAGGGGAGAGTTGGTGACACTTTGTGCTGGTTCAGGGATTGGAAAGTCTCTGTTCTGTCGTGAAGTCTGTCACCACCTCCTCGGACTAGATCAAACCGTAGGATACATAGCACTGGAGGAGTCAGTAAGACGGACAGCGTTGGGTATCATGGGTATTCATGTGGGTAAACCGCTGCACTTGGAGAATGATTTGAACAAGGAAGAACTCAGGAAAGCATTTGAAGATACAGTAGGTAATGGAAAGTTCTATACCTATGACCACTTCGGAAGTACGGAGAGTGACAATCTGTTAAGTAAGATCAAGTACCTGTGCAAAGGATTAGGATGTAAGTGGATATTCTTAGACCATCTATCCATTGTAGTTAGTGGTATCCAAGGAGATGATGAACGACGGTTAATTGATAATACAATGACCAAACTTAGAAGTCTAGTTGAAGAGACTGGATGTGGAATGGTGCTAGTATCACACCTTAGAAGACCACCGAATGGTGGAGGACATGAAGAGGGTGGAGTCACTAGATTATCAGACCTAAGAGGTAGTCATTCTATACCACAACTTAGTGATATGGTACTAGGATTAGAGAGAAATCAACAAAAAGAAAACAATAACGAAACAAAAGTAAGGGTGCTGAAGAATAGATTCTCAGGAGAAACTGGACTTGCTACTACCTTGTTCTACGATCAAGACAGCGGCAGGTACACAGAAGATGAGAATGTATTTAAAGACAAAGCACCATTTTAAATATTATGAAAAAGAAGGAATCACTCATATGAGAGGAACTATTGACAGTATAATACCGAAGGACCAACAGCTAGATATAGTATGCAGACTTCGTGAAGAGTTTAAGCTAAAAGTAAAAGAAGCTGTGTTAGGTAAAGTCACCGCTAATACACCTAAAGGGAAAGCCCAAGCTATAAATGATATATACATACACCCTGGAAATACATGTCTCTTAGTTAGCGGTATAAAAGAGATAATGGAGAGCATCGTAGACGAGAACTATGATGTATGTAGAAAATATAAAAAGCGTAAATACAAATGAAAATACTATTCTTTGATATAGAAACAAATGGCATCGAGGACTTTACTAATCTGAGTGACCTCAAGGTCTGTCATTGCTTATCCATATACGATCCAATAGCACAGAAGATGGTTACCTTTAGTGGCGATGGGATAAAGGAGGGATGTAGGATGTTATCGAAAGCTGACAAGATTGTAGGACATAACATTATAGGCTTTGACTTACCAGCACTAGCTAAACTCTATGACTTTTATCCTCCATTAGTACAAGTACAGGACACATTAGTAATGTCGAGATGTATTCATCCTGACTTAAGAGAAGAAGACTTCAAGCGTAAGGACTTTGATCCTAAGTTAGTGGGTAGTCACAGCTTGAAAGCTTGGGGACACAGGATGGGTAAGTTGTTGAAGCTTACATACGGAGAGAACGAGGATGCTTGGGACAGCTACAATGAGGAGATGAAGAAGTATTGTGAGCGAGATGTTCTGGTTACTAAGACCTTGTATGAATACTTCATTAACAAGTTACCTAGCAAGAAGATGATAGACATCGAACATTGGTTTGCTTACATCATCAGACTACAGGAGTCAGCAGGTTTTGGATTCGATATAGCAGCAGCAGAAGTATTAGAACAAAAGCTAATCTTAGCAAGAGCAAAGCTACAAGATAAACTGCAAGCTATGTTTGAACCTACTGTTAAAAAGATGAAGACTCCAAAGGGATATAGTTTAACTATTGAACACATGGATGGAGTTGAAGTAATCAATGCACCCACCAAAGCTAAGTTAAAAGAGATACTTAAGAGTAGAGGTATGGTACAGAACCTAGTTAACAAAGCTAAAGCACTAGATGTAAAGGAGGAGATCATACCTTTCAATCCTGGTAGCAGGAAGCAGATCAAGGAACGCTTTGAGGAACTTGGGTTTGAGATACCTGTAAGTGAGGATGGAAAGACTATAAAGGTTGATGAACCTACTCTTAAAAAGATAAACCATCCAGCTGCCGAGCTATTGCTGGAGTACCTGTTGGTCGTAAAACGACTGGGTCAACTTGCTGAAGGCGAGAATGGATGGCTTAAGTTAGTTAACAATAAAAGGATTCACGGACGAGTCAACACAAACGGTGCAGTCACAGGAAGATGTACACATTCCAAACCTAACCTAGCACAAGTACCAGCTACTAGAGCAGAGTACGGTAAGGAGTGTAGAAGTTTATTCATTCCACTTAAAGGTAATGTATTGGTAGGTGTAGATGCCAGTGGACTTGAGTTAAGAATGCTTGCACACTACCTAGCTAATTGGGATGGTGGTGAGTACACTAGGAATATCTTAGAGGGTGACATCCACACAGTTAATCAACAAGCTGCTAAGTTAGAGACTAGAGACCAAGCAAAGACATTCATCTATGGATTCCTTTACGGTGCAGGTGATGCTAAGATCGGACAGATAGTAGGAGGTTCACAGAAAGAAGGAGCAATATTAAAGAAGAAGTTCCTGTCTAACTTACCTGCTTTAAGAATACTGAAACAAAAGATAGAGGATAAAGTAAGAAGCTCTGCTTGTTTAACAGGATTAGATGGTAGAGTATTACCTGTAAGATCAGAACACGCTGCACTTAATATGTTACTTCAATCTGCTGGTGCTGTAGTTATGAAGGTAGCACTTATAAAGTTACACAACAAACTACAGACTTTAGGATGGCAACACGGTAGGGAGTACACCTTTGTAGGTAACATACATGATGAGTTCCAAGCTGAAGTTAAACCTGAGTTGGCTGAGACATACGGAGAGTTAGCAATCAAAGCAATCAAAGCAGCAGGTAAGGACTTGAAGTTACTCTGTCCTATGGACGGTGAATATAAGATAGGTCAGTCATGGGCGGAGACACACTAGATTACGATTGGCACTTGAAAGTTGCAGAATTGTACGATACAGTTGACCTCAGATTTCCTATGCCATCTTCAAACAGCCAACGAATCGGAGCAATAGCAGAGTCCAGGTTCATAACAGAATGTTTAGAGAGAGACTTTGAACCTCACATACCCACAACACCTATGCCTTGGGACTTCATTGTCACTTGTCCAGCAGGTACTTTAAGAGTACAGATAAAAGCTACATCTAAAAAGCTATCTGCTAATACATACGGTATAAACAGTGGATCAGGACATACAAGAAAAGCTGCTATGTGTGATACAATAGATGTTGTAGGTTGTTATGTTTTGCCTGAGAAGACTTGGTGGTTAATACCTAGAGACAATGTAAGTGGATTAACTATAAAGTTAAATGTACTACCTAACAGCAAATCTAAACATAAAAAATACCA